TGCCAGCGAATACCGCAAGGCGGGCGGAGGCTACAAGAAGAAATAATGGCAATGAAGAAATCACAGCGCTCTTTGAGGCGATGGACAAGGCAGAAATGGAGAACCCCGTCCGGCAAGCCAAGCCGGAAGACTGGAGAGGTCTATGCCCCTGCACGGGCCATTGCAGCGCTAAAAGGAACGAAAGCGGGAAGGAAGAAGTTGGCAGCGGCCAACCGGAAGAAACGGCGAGCGACGAAGAGAGGAAAGCAGGTAGCACGGCATGGGCTCCACAAGGGGAAGAAGCGTTGACCCACCAACAGCTCTATGATTTCGAAATCGAATGGGAAGGGCTGAAGATGGTCAAAGTCGCCTTGTGGGGTCCAGACCCGGACTTTGCTTTTGATCGGTTACTCTCTAAACTCAACGGGAAGGGTTTCCGGGTTACGTCACAATCAGATGTAAGCTATTTGCAGATCGGAACATACGAGCCAAAGGAGGGGCCGGTGTTAGTTTCTTGGGTTGACGCGGCCAATGCGTGAAGTTTGACCTTTCTCAAATCCGATCAGCCGTTGAGGCTTACAAATCAAACGGGCTTGCCCAGTATGCCTCTGAGTTGCCCGGTCTTGGAGGCATGTCAGCAGGCCAGAGAGAGTTCCACGAAAACGAGGGGAACCGTCGCCTGTTGATTGCAGGAAACCAGATCGGAAAGACACGCGCCTTGGCTGCTGAAGTATGGTGGCACGCCTTGGGGAATCATCCGCTTAGGCCAACCGCTGAACCGCCTGTTTTGGGCTGGATCATGTGTTCGGACTTGAAAGGAGGCTGGGCGAACTTCTCTCGAAAGCTTAGGGAGATTCAACCTCCTGGAATCATTGCAGAAAGATGCGTATACGACGATGCAAGGGGCTATACGCGAGGCGGCTCGAAAATGATCGAGCTAAAGAACGGAACGCTTATTGTTGGCAAGTCGGGAAGCCAGGAGCAAATGGCCCTTGCAGGCGCAACGATTGATTTCCTCTGCATTGATGAGCTGCCCAAGCGTGGACACTTCTCCGAGGCCCGGTCGCGTGTGGCTGTGGGTCAAGCCCCTGTCTTTATGGGCTTCACGCCTATCGGTCGCCCTGCGGATTGGCTTAGGGACTGGGTGGAAGGCAATCCAAACACGGGCGAGCCAGCCAAAGAGCATTGGGAGATCATCCGGGTCAAGCTATCCGTGGAGAACTGTCCACATCGTGACCCGGAAAGCATCGAGGAACAAATCGCGTCCTATGGCCCGTGGGAATACGCGCAACGTGTTGATGGCGCGTGGGAAGGCATCACCAGCGACCGCTGGATCTCTTTCACCGAGGAAAACATCTTTCAGGACATTCCTAAGAACATCGAATCCGTTGGCCTTGGCTGGGACCATGGCGAAAGACCAGGATCATCGGTGTGTTATCTTGTCGCTTGGGATGGGATGCGCGTTTGGGTATTGGATGAGTACGTTTCACAGGAAAGGAATACGCCGCTTGATGAGGCGAGGCAGGTCAAGGAAATGGTCGAATCGTGGGGGCTCAACCTCCACCAGATTGATGAAGCGAAAGGAGACTCGAACAGCGCGGGGCGTCTTGGTCTTGGCTTTAGTGTCAATCAGTTGCTTGAACGAAGTTTCGCTGATTTATGCCAAAGCTCGCGCCCGCCATTCAGCATAGGAGTGCCCTATAAAGGGCCTGGAAGTGTTCGCGCTCGCGCAAGGCTGTTATCATCGGCTTGTGTAGATGGGCGCTTTCGCGTACATGAGGACTGTCACAAGCTGATAAGCTCGCTACGGCATTGGCGCGGAGAAACCAATGGGGACTACAAGCACCCCTTTGACGCGGTTTCTTACATTAGCGAATGCTATCTTTCTGAATCTCTTAGTGGTATTAGCAAGCTATTGATTCAATAACCGGAGGCTAAAATGGCTGAAGAGAAGAAAACCCGTAAGAAAAAAGCACCCGAGGCGCCCCAAATCATTGAAAAGCCAGGGGATGTTCGCATTGTCATCGGCGCAAAGGGAGATGTTTCCCCGATTCAAGGCGTTGAAACTTGGGTTTTGAGCGGGGAAGAAGTAACCAAGAAGGGCGACCGCTCCTCTGTGGCTTACCTGACAACTCAAGAGCTTTATGCTTTGGGCTGGATCAAGAAGAGGTTCTAAATGTACGACGCGATTCCGCAGGCGGCCATGCCCGTCGAACAAGAGGACCAAGCCCGGTGGCGGGAACAAGGTCTTAGATACCGCTTGCTGACGGGCAAACATGCTGACGATGTTCGCGATGAGATTGAAGAAATGTTCGCTCGCGAAATCGCTGCGGATTTAGAGATCAATCCTGATCTTTCGCGGAACTCTTTCCGACTCATCTATCAGCAACTTGCAGTGGCTTATCTGGAGCCACCACACGTTCGCGTAAAGGATGAGGCTGAAGCTGACCTAACGCCTATCGTTACTCCCAAGCTGTGGGCACAACAGCAGCAAACAAACCTATATTCGCTGGCTATGGGCGAAACCCTTGTTCGCTTAGACTTCAAGCATTGGGCTGGAGCCGAGGAAGTTAGCTATCGCATGGTTTTGCCGAACCATGTGGTTTGCAAAGCAATGCCAGGGCAGCCCGATGAGCCCGGTATGGTGGAAGAGCTGCGCTATCGTGATGGCGTTTGGACTTGGGACGTTTGGGATGTTCGCGACCCCAACAATCCGGTCTTCCGCATTGATAAGGTTGATGATGATGAGCGCATCGACGCCACGCAGGAATATGCTCCTGAGTTGGCTGGAGAGGGCGCCTATCCATACCGTTCGCGTGAAGGAAAGCCAATCCTTCCGTATGTACTTTACCACCGCCAAGTTGGTTCTCAACTTTGGAATTGGTCTTCGGGCATGGAGGTTTGCCGGGGAGCTTTGCGGTTGTGCGCTCTTATGAGCCACTGGAATGATGGATTTGTAAATGCGGCCCATCCACAGCGTTACGCTATTGATGTTGATACCCAGGCTGGCGTAACCAGAACCATAGGCGGTACGCCTGTTGACGTGGTTCCTGTGGATCGTAAATCAATCCTAAAGTTCCAAAGCAAAGGTCCGGGCGGTGGTTCCCTTGGTCAGTTCACGGCGGCGATGAATCCGCTGGCAGCTATGGAAGCCTTGCGTCTTTACGAGCAGGGCCTTGCGGTCTTTTCAGGCCTCAACCCCAGCGACTTGGTGACGGGCAGCGCCCAGTCAGGCTATGCCATTGTGGTTAGCCGTGAAGGCCAGAAACGCTATCAGAAGCTTGTGGAGCCAGCCCTAAGACTGGCCGATCAAATGCTGTTGGCTAAGGCTGCACAGATGGCGAACTTCTACTTGCCCGGTTCGGCTTTGTCGGAAAACCCTCGCGACTATCTTATCGAATATGTTGCATTGGCTCAAAGCCCGCAGGAAAGGCAGGTTTTGACCGAATCGCTTGCTGCGGAAATGAACATGGGAATCGTTTCGAGGATCGATGTTTTGCGTAAGCTGAACCCAGAAATCGAAAACGAAGAGCAGGCGCTTGAAAGGCTATTGCGTATTCGCACGATGGAGCGCGATCTTCAAAGGCTCGCAGCCGAGGAAGGCATGGCGCAACCTCAGAAAGAGGAAAAGCCAGAAGACGATTTTGAACCCCATTATATGTACGACCCTGAAAGCGGAGAACGTGAATATGCGGAGAAGCGCGAAGATCACGAACGCCTACAAAAACAGGGTTACGTTCACGAAAATCCAAAAGGAGGATGATTAGATGAGTGAAGAAACGAAAGAGGCCCCTGCATCGAACGGGGTAACGCAGCACAACGTGGTAGCTGAGTCAGCAGTGCCACAGTTTCGTTTGACCGAAGAGCGCACCAAGCGCGAAGAGGCCGCGCGTTCGCGCGATCAGCTATCCAAACAGTTGGAGGCGTTGCGGGCTGAACATGCGGCTGCCCAAAAAGAACTTCAGGGTATGCGCTCGCAGCATCAACAGGAAATGTATCTTGTAGAACAGGGCTTCAAAGCCCCAAGCGTTCGCCGTTTTTTTCGGCGCGAATACAACGATGCAGTGAGCGAGCTGCCAACCGATAATCGCCCTACGTTTGAGGCTTGGCTTTCTGCCAATCAAGACGATCCACTGTACTCGGTTCACTTCAATCGCGTAAATCAAAGCACTGCAACCGCAGAGCAAGGCATTCCTGAAACGCAGCCTGTTGCGGATATGGGGGCCGATGATCAGTTGCTTGACCGTTTGAGGGCAGCATTGACGGGCAACCCCGACGCAGGCGCATCGCAGCCTCGCGACCACAAAAACAAAGAGTGGACAGCCGACGAAATTAGGAAGCTTAGGGCGAAAAACAAGCCCCAAGGATCCAGCCGTGGCAAGCTTCCAAACTCAGAACTTCAGCAAATCCTTGCCGAATGGCGTTCTAAGGGAATGATCAAGTAACTTGACAAGTCATCTGTTACGCCAGTAGAACAGTTTTAGAGCCGACCCACGCGACCGGATGCGAAAGTTCCGTAAGGCTTGATAGTAAATAAACAAATCAAATTCTTATTGGAGCCCTTTCAATGGCTAATGAAATTACCTATTCCGACCTCGTATCTAACGGCGGAGCTGTTTCCGAAGTTCTCTCTGCTATGGTGGTTGAGCAACTCTACGATCCCACCGATCTGCGTTCTGTTTGCCAGCGCATGGATTACAACACCATCGGATCGACCCAGATGGCAATCACCAAGGATGCAATCCCTGGAGCATTTGCCTCGACTGCTGAAGGTTCTTCCGTTGCGAATACCGCATACACCACCAGCGAGTTCACTCTTTCCGTTAGCAAGTACGCCCGCGCGTATGAGTTGACCGATTTGGTTGGCATCTCTGGAAGCCCCATCGACTTGGATCGCATCGTCCAAAATCTTACGGCTGGCGTTTCCTTGACCATGACCGACCTGATTTGTGCGCTGTTTGGAAGCCTCGGAACCTCATCGGGAACCAGTGGCGTCAACCTTTCGGTCGATGACATCTATGACGCTCAGTTCAAGCTGAACCTTGCCGCCAATACCGGGCCTTATACCTGCGTTTTGGCTCCTGTCCAGATGAACGATTTCCGGTCCAGCCTGCGATCAGAGACTGGCGCTATCCAGTTCGAAGCAGCTTCCGCAGATATGCTTGCGACTAAGGGCCCTGGCTTTCAAGGCACTTGGAACGGCATCCAGTTCTACCAGAGCGATAGCGTTGTGACCAACGGCGGAAACCGTGAAGGCGCAATGTTCGCTGACGGTTGCTTTGCTTACACCATGGCACCCGTTTCGCTCCTCCAGGGCCATGTGCCACAGAGCAGCATCTTGGTGGACGCTGGCGAGCTTCTTGTCGAGCTGGTTCGTGATGGATATGGCGGTCAAAGCGCTGCCGTCGCCCACATGTACCCAGGAGTTGCAGAGCGTGAAGACGGTCGCGGCGTCCTGATTTCTACCGACGCATAGTAAACATCTTGTCGGCCTCGACACGCGCTTTCTGTCATGGATTGGCGTGTCGGGGCTGGCTTGTTTTATAAGGAGGAAAACATGCGCGAGAATATCGAACTCAATCAACCCCAACGCGAAGTCGAGGTTGTTCAGAAACGTGAAGGCTTGCCGGTTTCAGCAAAGAACCGTCCGGGCCTGAAGTTTGTGTACATCCATTATCCCCAGTCTTGGATCTTTGATCTGAAACGTGGCTTTATTCCACGTCTTTCAAAGATTTACGCCAAGCCAGGTGTCAATGGCGTGGACCGCAACGGCGACATGACCGTTACCCTTGCCCACGTTGAGCGGAAAGGCGGAACCGTTGTTCAGCCTAAAGATCGGCGGCTTGGAGAGTACAAGGATTATGTCCACTTCTACAAGACCCGAACGGGTGGCAAGTGGTACGTTGATTTTTGCCAAAAGGCGGTGGTGCTTCCGAACGATCAAATCGTTTGGAACGACTCAGAGATTGATGAACCAATGCGAGATTTCGCAAAGCATGTTTTGGATTGCGGTATTGTAAAGCCCATTTTGAAAGAGGTTTACATGCAAATGGCCGAGGCTGAACGGGCGAAGCTCGACAATCTTTATGGCCGCTTGGACCGCAATCCCCACTTGAAAGTAAAAGTTGATGAATGCGAAGAGCGCATCATTGCGATGGATGAATGTTGGGAAAAGAAAGAGGAACCAAACTTTTCCTCTGCCAAGAAAGACAAGGCTGTTGAGCCTTCAAGGGGTGTCGAATGAGCGCCAAAATGAAAGACAAGCTGATTGATGCACGCAAGGCAGGCCGCGCTTTGGCTGAAAAGCTGCGCTTGGCTTCAATCGAGCGTGATCAAATGAGCCAAAGAGCCATTGTCAAAGAGTGCGCTGCCGATGCCAATGCGTTGGCTAAAGCACTTGGGTACAAGGCTCCAGCCAAAAAGAAGGCCCCAGCGAAGGCAAAGAAATGAGCGGCGAAAAACAAGGTGTACGCGAATCAATGGATCGAATGATTAGCCAAATGGTAAAGTCAGGGCAGAATCCAGAATACGCAAAAAGAATTGTTCGCGATCAGGCGATCAAAAATGAAAAGCGCGAACAGCGCAAATAAAACTCTAATAAAATCAAGAGGTTGAAATGTCATTTGACGGGAAAAACCCATTCAAAATTATGCGCCAAACTTGGCGACCGGGCGACTATGAAGTCGAAACGCTTTCAGGCGCTCGAACTCTAACTCATCAAGACGCCCAATTTATTAAGCTCGACGCGGGCGGCGGCGATAAAACTGTCATCCTACCAAACCCCCGGGCGGGCTCTTGGTTCTGGATCTTCAATGGCTCAGATGCTGCTGAAGACCTAAATGTCAAGCAAGCGAACGGAACGACGGCGCTTCTTTCCATTGAACAAAACGAATCCGCTATTGTCTTTTGCGAAAGAGATCGCGAAGACGCAGGTTCGGTCGGTTGGAGTTTATTCGCTGTTATTGCGATTGCGATTAGCTAATGAGCGAAACACTCTATAGTGCTCGCTGGTCAGGTCCGACTCTCATCGAGCAGGGCAAGGATCAAACCTTCTCTGTTTCGATTGAGAGGTCGGGGGCTGCCACCACCATCACGAGCGGAACCACAACGATCTACAAGCCGGGTGGGGAGAAGCTTGTCGATGCGGTTGCGGGAACCATTTCAAGCGGAACCTACACCTCCGCCACCATCGCAGCGGCCACCACAAGCGACGAAACGCTTGGGCCTCGGTACTTGATTCAGGTTGATCTGGTCATTAGTGGCGCAACCTTTACCTTCTACAATGACGCGGTTCTTTGTGCTGCTCGCCTGTATCCGCCTATTGGTCAAACCGATTTGGTGGAACGCCACAGCGAAGCAGCGAACCTTTTAGGCGCTGCCGTGTCGTCTCTTCAGCAGTATATCGATCAGGCTTGGCGCGATATTACTGTTCGCCTCTACACAGATGGCGTGCCCTTCTGGAAATGGCGTACGCCGAGCGCATTGCGTGGCGTGCTCATGGCCCATGCGTTTGAAATCCTGTTCTGGGATTACTCCACACTCTTGGCAGGCGATGATCGTTATCGCGAATATGCACAGAAATATATGGAGATGTACGAAAAGGACTACACGCAGCTTAGAAGCCAGATCGATCAGGATGAGGACAACATCCTGAAGGATGAGATGGCAACTGGCTCCTCTGTGATCATGCTGTCTTCAAGCGCTCGACGATTCAAGAGCGCGGGGCGGAATAGGTGACTCCAAGTAGCGCACTAACGGCTGTGATTGCCCGTCTAACGGCGGCGGGGCTAACACAGGTGCGCTCACCCCTTGGAGCCGACAGGGCCAGCTCTCAACGCATTTCTCGCTCTTTTTCGGTCAAGCCTCAATCGCTTGGGCCATCCTCCTCACCAGGGAGAGGTCGCCCCGATGTGGCTGGCCTGCGGGTAACGCAAAATTTTGAGATTGAGCTGTGCCACCAAATCAAACCAGGCGACGGCCAAGAGGCACCAAGCCAAGCCCTTTCTGATTTGCATACGGTCTTGAAGCATCTTTCAGTGATTGGCTCGACGTTGAGCGGGGAAGGCGCCATAATCATCGGCGGCGCAAGCCAAAGCTATGAGGGGGGCGGCTCTTTTTTCGTCACTCGATTCACCCTTAGTGTGACTTACAACCTTTCTTTGGCGATCTGATGAGTCGGATCAACGTCACCATAAAGCTTGAAGAGATTGATGCGTACATCAAGGAAAAGCACGGTTCGCCCCGTGGCTTGACGCCGGGTGAAGCTGATGTGTTGGATAAGTGGGTGCGTGAAATCAAAGATGTGATCAAACTAAACTGGCCGGTTCGAACAGGAACAAGCCGAGCAGCTTGGGGCGCATATTTCAAGCCCGGACCTAACATTGAGATCATCATCACAAACTCGATGTATTACTCTTCATGGGTCACCCGTAAGGGCACGCCAACGGTTGCCGAGGCTGGAGAAGGCGCGGCATGGTGGCGGAGTCTTGTGCCCCGTGTTTGGAGGGCTGCAAAGCCCATTACGTTTCGACAGCTAAAAGAAGCCATCGACAAGACAGAAGAACAGTTTGCCCTTGCACAGAAGCAAGCGGGCCCCGTTGAACCCCTTACCCCAGCCCAGAAGCGCGTTCGCATGATCGAGCTGTTTCATAGGAGATAGAAATGGCCCGAAAAACTGGCGTGCGTGTATCGTTTGATCTGCCGTTTGATATGAAGCGGGTTCTTTTGGATTCGGAGCGTGAAGTTTTGCATTCGGAGGGAGAAAAAGCTGTTGCTATGATCAAAGAGCTTTGGGTCGATTGGAAATATGGGACTCAATACAATCCGCCCCGAACGTATCTTGGTCGTCCAGGCACATCGAAAAGAGGCTGGGATGTCCGAGATTTTATTGATGACAAAGAAAATGCTCGCTTTGGTGTCACCATATACAACGATGCTGTGGTGCCCGATCCGCCATCCGAAGGCTTTACGAGGGGCAAGGGCGACAACGCCAAGAAGTTCCAGTATTCAAAAAAGCAGGTTGGAAAAAAATACGCTGCCTATGTTCATCGCGCCGGTAAGAAGGTAACAAGAGGCTCGGCAAAGAACAGGGAATGGGTGGTCATGAGAGCAATGCTCAAAAAAGACTGGCTTCCAGGGGTTACTTCAGCTTTGCGCGATGCGATAATCGACAACATGGGCAAATCTCGGTCCAAACTTGAAATCGAGGCTAATAAAGCCTCAGAAACCGATTACTTAGTAATCACTTAGGAGAACAACATGGCTTTGGCTGCTACCCCGAAGGTGCGACGTGATGGCACCATCAAACTGATCGATGGATCGGGCTCGCCCGTTACCCTTACTGTTGCCTACGAAGATGGTAACTTTACCGCTGACCTCTTGGGCGCCGACGCTGACCGCATCGTCATCCGTGATCGTGGCACCATTGTCGGCTTGCGGCAAGGCGACGATCAAGTAGGTTCTATCTCGTTTTCCGTCCATTTTATGGAGTTCGCGAACAACGGCGCAAGCGGCTGTCTGTTGGATTTCATCAATGGAACACAAGCAGGTTCCGGACTCACAAGCACGGGCGGCGCTGGCTTTGAACAGTTCCTTTGCACTGTTGAGATGGAAATCGAAGCAACAGCTTTGGGCGACAATGACAATAAGGCCTCTTTCGCGAAAGTGCTGCTCACAGCAGACTTTTCCGAGGGTGACCCCGATGTGTTGAATGTATCTGGAGAGGTTTACGGCGGCGTTACATTGTCCAACTCGTAATGTTAGATCCAAAAGGAGGATTGAATGGATTTACAGGTTGAACTTGATGATTTTGGAAAGGTAAAGCTCGCAACCCCGCGCTCCCTTACCGCCATCTATGATCTTTCTATTGCCGTTGGCAGAGGGAAAGACCCCAAGATGTTGGCAAGGATTTGCGCGGCGTTTGTGGGCATTTGCTGGTCCGAAGAAAACGAAAAGGGCTTTCCGGTTTATGACTTAGCCAAAGGCGATGTCATTTCTTACGGAACGGAATGCTTGGAGTTTTTGTTGAAGCGGGGCTGTTCACCCGAAACCATCATGCGGGAAACGAGCCCGCACTTTGTTCCGCTTTACGATGAGTTGCCGAGCATGAAGGAGATCAAGGCCAAAGAGGCCTTTTTTCGTGAAGAGGGGGACGGTCGATCTGCTGATTCTGAAGATTGAGCGATACTGGGGAAAAACTCCCGGATGGTTCAAAGGCTTGGATGCAGAAACCCAGTCAGATTTGATCGCGGCGTATAATGTTGAACACATGAGCAGCAAGGATCTGAAAAAGCTTCAAGGCGTGGACAAGGCCACACTTATCCGACAGCGGATTCAGGAATACCAGAACAGGGATAGAATCAATGGCAGATGACAAGGGATCAGTAGAAATCGACGTTGTCGTCGATGCCAGTGAAGCCGTTGATGGATTCAAGAAAGCGGGCGAAGCTGCTTCCGAAATGGCTGGAAAGCTTGAGGAAACAGAGAAACAGGTCAAGAAAACCGGGAAAGAACTTTCTGGCACAAAGGACGGCGCCGAAGACTTAGGCGATGGTTTTGAAAAGCTTGGCAAAGCAGGCGGAGACGCAGCCGGTTTTTTGGAGGACATGAAGAAGCGCCTCGGTGGACTGCAAACTGAGGCGCAACAGGCTGGCGATCAACTTGACGGCCTTGGGCAAGAAATCGAAGACCTGCCATCTGTGCAGCCGCCAAGCAAGCCTATCGCTGATTCGCTTCCCGATGATAGCGACATCGAGGGCCTAAGCCGGTTTCGGGATACTACAGGCGAGGCCGATAGTGCCATCGCTGGCATGGCTGCGGCTGCGGATCATCTTTCCCCAGAAATGGCGAGCCTGATGCGTGTCATTGGTGACGCATCTGGAGGTATGGAAGCGGCATCAAGGGCTACTGCATTGTTTGGCGGGTCACTCGGTTCTTTGATTAGAATCGGCGGCCCTGTTGCCCTTGCCATTGGCGCTATTGCCTTTGCCCACAGCAAGTTGTCTTCCAAAGCCAAAGACGCAGAGGAGGCTTTAGAAAAGCAGCACGAAGAAATGATGGCTGGCATCGCTGCCGCCAAAGCTTACGCTGCGAGAATGCGATCCGTTCGCGTTACGCTCGGCACGCTTTCAGCACAAGAGGCGCGGCTAAGGGATGCAAGGGACGAGGCAACTCAAGGCCTGTCCCATCAAGCTGAACGAATGCAGCAAGTTAGAGAGCGCACTGCTCGGCTGCGAAACGCTTTCGAACTAAACACAAACGCTCTTAGCGCCATGAATACGGCTGGGGGCAGCGCAAACATCACTTTTGTGGAGGCGGAGGAGGCCTTAGAGGCAGCCGGAAGAGCAGCAAGGGGTGAGGCTGGAAGTTTCGAGCGAACCACTCAATCCGCTGGATCATTGCGGGCAAATCATGAGGATCTGGTCGCATCCACAAACGAGATTAGGCACGCGCTGGAAGCCGGGGAAAGAGCGCTTGCTCAATACGACAACGCCATAAAACGCGACCAAGCACAAATACTAATCTCGAACGCAATTCGATCGGGCGAAGTTGATGTCATGGTCGAGGCGACCGATCAGCTTGAAAACTTAGACGGTGCGTTGAGAAATAGTGCTGAGTCTCAATTGCTCCAAGCTATTTCAACAGCCCAAGCAGCCGAACAGGCTGAAAGAGAAGCGGACGCTGCGGAAAAAGCAGCCGCAGCCACAAGAGAAAGAGCTGACGCAAACAACGCTCTTATTGATGCTCAAGACAAGCTGCGAATGATGCTTGCCCAAGCTGATGGAGAGAT